AGTTATTTATATAGCTGCTTTCTGTGGTGATTTTAAGCACATTAACTCCTGCTGGTATTGTTATTGTAAATGCACCGTCTATATCACCCCGCCAAAGTACAGTTTCTTCTGTAGGAATCTCTGCTTCTAAACTTGCACTAATAGTATTATTTCCTGTAATAACTAATGTCATTGGATTATCTGTCAAAGCCATTTTTATTTCCTCCGCCTCTTCTACGAAGGAGTATTACAGTTACTTTATCGCTAAGTTGAAATTAAGATTGCTGCCATTATTGTTTTGAAACAAACTGCTTAAAGCATTAAATTTACTAGAATCACCAGTATAATATCTATACGCACTATATGATGAATCGTATTCAATAATGGTATCTGATAGTGAATAACTGCCACTTGTTAATGTAAAAGGTTTGCCCGTTAAACTTGTGCTTGATTTAATAAGAAACTCAATCCAATTTCTTGGACCCATTTCAGAACTTATAGTATATAATGCTACGATAGATGAACCATTGGTTAAATTGCTTGAACTAATAGAACCAAAAGCACCTATATAAAACCCTGTAGAATCATAACCATACGCAGCACCTTGACCAAAGGCTGGGTGCATAAATCCCCCGCCTCCTACAGTCATTGTGAAGTTACCACTAACTAATAAATCTTGTTCAACATTTGCACCAACTGTAAAATCCTCCGTGATAATTACACTTATAGGGTTTTGTGTCAGATCAAATTCGGCATGAAGCTGTAATATCGGGAGTTGATGTCCCCCCCAGCTACACATTGGTTTTCAGTATTCCCAACGCTATTCACTGCAATTACATTTTTGTTTTCCATTTTTATCCCTCCCGACAATAAATCTTTTCCAATTTTTCTTCGCCCTTGTAGCCGGTGATCAGTAAAGAAGTACCTTTCTTTACTAAAATTTCATAAGGGCATTGGCTATTTACGCTAAAATTGTATTCCCCGGAACCAGTAAATGTTACTTTAGCATATTCTTCCATAGCTTTTTTAAATGAATCGTTCTCATTTTTTAGCAAAACGTTTTCATTTTCCAGTGTTTCGTACTTACTTTTAGGTACGCCGCCAAGTAATTTTATCAGCCAGTTAATCATTTTCTTCCTCCGTCATTATTGTTTTGATTTCTGCATTACTCTCAAATACCGCTGCCATTATACCGTCATTTGTTGCTGACATTGAATAATTGCCTGTGATTTGCCATTGAGTAAATTTATATCCGCTGTTCGGTGTACACAGCAAAGTAATAGTAGTGCCGTAATTGAAGGTAAACGTTGTACCGCTATTGCCGTTTATCGTTATCACGCCATGATCAGGCTGAATTACTGTAACCGTGAAGGTCTTTATAGTCGCCGCTGTAGCGCTTACCGTGATATTTCCAGTCAACGTACCGCCTGTAGTAGATAACGTGCCGACATTGTAACCAGTATCCGCAACAATAGATACTGTATATTTCGTCCCATAGGGCAAAGTAACCAAAGTGGTATATTTATTTCCGTTTGCAGTTACCGTTATCGTCTGGTGCGCGGATTGCATGATAGTTATTGTCAAATAACCGCTTACGGCAATAGCGTAAGTCTTACCATCAGATCCCCGGTAGAGTCTCCATGCTGTAGTACCAGCCGCACCAACGGTACGTAAAGCAACAAAGCAGTCGTTCCCAGCTACTTTCAGTTTTAGGTTAGGTTCTCCCGCTTCGGCCGTCGTTGTATAAATATCGCATGAAACTGCCGTCTCCCCTTTTTTCTTTAGATACAGCTTTTTACTTAAAGTCGCCATGCTCACACCTCACTCTACATAAATCTCTGAACCATCGGGAAATACTAAGTGCCCATCAGAATTAAAAACACCCGTATTTATATAGCTCAGAGAATTCCATGCAGTAGCACCATTACCGAATTTCATTTTGAAGGTATCTGTTTCTAAACCTATTTCACCTTTAGCTAATATTGGATTCTTACTTGTCCAATTCGCTGCCGTATCATTCCTGCACGATAAAGATTCGATATTCAATGTTACTTTAGCCATTCTTTACACCTCATGCATTACCGCAATTTAATACGAAAGTATCAGAGTTTTTCACATATGATCCACCATCAGATAAGTTTTCAACCTTAGTTTTGGCAATGTTAGTATTAAAGTTACTCGTTGCCCGTGCTTCTGTATAATATAATTTGCTGCCCTCAGCAATATCGCTCGTGGTAAGCGTTATCGCACCTGTTTTTCCGTTAACAGATATTACTTCCGCAGTAGCGCCTCTTAGCTGAATCCAGTTGTCTAAGGCGCTTGCCGGAGTCTGCTTTAAGATAAAGCTTCCGGCTCCGTCTGTTCTAACTGCGACATCACCTGTTTGGGCTTCAAGCGCCAGCATTTCTTCCTGACTGTCTACTACGTGCGGTTCGGTAATTGCAAGGGCAGGAATAATAGATTCATCAAGTTTCCCGCTCTCATTCAGCATCGGCACATTACCTGCAGCTGTACCAACATTTTTTGTTGCCGCTGTACCGATATCAGTTATTTTACTAGTGGTCAAATTTGGTATATCGCTTGCCACAAGATTAGTTGCCGTTGTTACACGTCCTTTAGCATCAACAGTTACTTTAGTATATGTACCTGCAGTAACACCGCTATTCGTCAAATTTGCCTGTATGGCAACAGCCGCACTTCCATCAAAAGAAGTAGAACCATTAATATCACCGGAAAGCGTTATATTTCTGGCTGTTTTCAACTTCGTTGAAGCAGTTACTTCACTTACTGACATCGTACCGTCAGCAGCAACAACGACGTTGTTTGTTCCGGCAGCCTGCGATTTTACGCCACCTAACGTACTTGTCGTGGCAGTAGGAAGATCATATTCATTACTGCTGGCATAACTAAGATCCTGCCAAGACGTTATGCCATCACCAAACTTAAATTTTTTGGTGTCTATCTCTACGCCCATTTCACCTTTGGCCAATATTGGATTCTTACTTGTCCAATTCGCCGCCGTATCATTCCTCATTTGCAATGTTTCGACATTCAATGTTTGCGCCATTATGCTTCGCCTCCACTTATAATTTTTATTTCAGTGTAGTCTCTGCCTACACAAAAATACTTACTGTTTTCTTCATCCCAGCGGTAACAGGCATTACTGCTTACGTCTATATACAGTGCGTAAACACTACCGCGGTTTGGGAATTCATACACAGAAGAATATTGCTTTATACTGCTTCCGTCACGGACGGAAGGTATACCAATTTTCCCTTCTAAAGAATTGCCTCCCTGCAAAGTGCCCCTTTGATTCATTAAAATGTCACCTCTTCTTCAAGTTTGAATTCATGCGGTGTTATTATCGTATCTACATACCCGTCAGCCGTTTTCAGCTGGACATCGTATACATAATTCCCATATTCCAGGTTTTCTGTATCTTCCGGTTGTATTTCAATTTTTCCGGAGCTTGCATCCTTCTGAATCAGGATATCCCTTGTTTCAGTATTAGCTTTTACTGTAAAAGTGATCTCGTCGCCATCCTGCGGCGTATATTCATTACCATCGTTATCGGTTATGGACAAAGTAAAGATCGCACTGTCCCCTCGTGTTAGAAAAATTTTATTCTTAAAAATCCTAAACATAAAGCCGTCTCCTTACTCTATCCAAAATTCTGAACCATCTTTTAAAACCACATGCCCAGCACTGTTATAGACAGGCGCCCAATCGGTAACAGCGGACTTCATGCTTGCAGGGGTTATATAAGTCTCACTGCTCTCGCCTGCCTTAGCCTGTTCATTAGTCGCCGGCACTACTACACTTTTACGCATAACATAACTAACGCCGCTGTCAGTTACAGAACTTCCATCCGTTCCCCAAGTCGGTTCACTCGTCCCTGTTTTTCCCGCCGTCACTACTATCGCCACAAGACCAGATCCCATAGACGGTGAATAAATCACCTGTCCTACTACAAGTTGAGTTGTAGGCTGCCATAGCTGACTTACCAAAACCTGCATCAGCTGATTCTGGTTTTCAAGAAATGTCTGCATATCATCGTCCGTAGTTGGATTTGCTTCTGACGGGTATTTGTTGTAGTTAGAAAAATCTAAACACTTAGGTACGCTCATTTTTTATACGCTCCTTTCCTCTGCAGTCTCCTTTATAAAGCCCTGCCATGTAATATCCGCAGTAGTTGCTACTGCTGTACCCGTGCTGTCGATAATTTTTATTACGCACGGTGTTTTCGATATGATCTGCGGAAAAATACCCTTTCCATTCACAACTTGTACACTGTCTATCCTAACGCTCGTTGTGTAGTAATTCGGCGTTTTTATAGGCAATGTCAAGCCTTCTTCCGGAATAGTAAGGTTTTCAAAATGTTCCTGCTGATCAGGTACGTCTATTATTGCCAGTAATTTGTATAATATTGTCGCTGACCCGCTTTCCGGGGTTTCAAAACGAATGTCGATTACATCCCCGCCTGAAACTTTTACTTTTGTAGAATACTGTTTGTACAGATTATCTTTTCCCCTGATTTTATACGTTAAATTTGAATAGCCACGGATATCATACTTCAACCAAAAATTACCGCTGGCTGGCGCTGTAAAGGATGTCGCAAGATAGAATGACGAAAATGTTCCGTCCCAGTGATTTACGCTTTCACCCTGCCAAAAATGATTTGTCCGGCTTTTCCAATAGGTACTCGTCTGATTAGAATGGATCGTGCCATCTTCTGCAATGCTGCCGTCAGTCTCTATCTCGCTCCAATTATTTTCCGAAAAATCTTTGGTATAAAGAACGTTTTCCTCTAACGGCTCACCAAAATCCACAACACAGGCAGCGTAATTTTCGCTTTCCTGACCGGCATTATCTACTGCCTTTATCATTATGGTATGTTCGCCCTGTCTTACTGTAGATGTTTCGTAAGGCTGAGTCACAACTAACCCTTCCTGGACTAAATAACCATTTTCCCAGTTCGGCGTAGTACCCTGAATGTATTTAAACCTAAATCCGGCAATATCATTTGGATCAGGATATTCAAAACTCCAATTATAACGCCTGGTCCCGTTTGCCAGTACCTCTGTATCCAAGCTGGTTACATCCGGAGGTCTTTTATCTTCTCCTATCGGAATCGGACCGTAAATAACACCGCTGGATTTTGTTATTCCCAATACCGTAACAACTTTTATCCAATATTCTGTATTAGCTGCCATATCAGTTTCAATCTGTGAAGCACTGATTTGTGACTGTAAAACACTGTAAGTATTGCCGCCATCAGAAGATATCAGTACAGTAAACCTGCCGCCGTTACTGGGTATGCTCCAAGAGGCATATAACCTTGACACCCGCCGCCCATCTTCTGTAACATACGTTATCTGCGAAGCATTCAGCCCTGTAACATTTTGAGCTGTCTGGTTCGGTGTCGCATACTGGATAGGTGGTATCTCGTAATTTTCGTTATAAAGATTCTCATTGTACTCAATACACTCTATCTTTCTTGTGAAATCCTGTTCCCTGGTTATCGACTTAACGATAAACGGCTTACTTCCCACATTTGCCAGGGCCAGGTCAAAAATATCATCTACCTGCGGTGGATCATCTTCCTCAAACGGTGTCAGCACATACACCTGGCACCATCCGTTTTCATTTCTTTCTATCTCTACAGCACTTGAATAAAGATTATCATTGACAGTTCGGTACATGATTCGATATGAACCTTCCGTGCTATCTAGTTCTACCGGCAATAACAGCGATCTGCCACTTATCGCATAAATGCGCCCGCTTTTAGCCCACTTTGGAACATCATGTGCGACCAGGATAACGTCACCCAACGTACAGGCTATTGCATCAATATTCGCCTGGAAGCTTATCGTCCTTAACTGGTATTTATTGCAGTAAAGCTGATATACCCCTTCCCTGTACGCCTGTTCGTAACTCGTTATCCCATCATAGGTGATTTGTGCTGCCTTTTCTTCTTCATCCTGATCATAAGTATCGCTGTAGATGCAAACCGTCTGACGTGAGTAGTCGCTCGCCGCATCGGTATATGTTACTTCTACAAGATTCGCACGATCAGAAGTCTGTAAAAATTCCTCCTGAAAGCTGCCGCTTATAATATTACCCATTCCAAACATCTGTACCGGCTGTTTTGCACAATCCCAAACGCACCCATATCTGGTGCCAAAGCGTACTACCATGCCACGGCCGACATTTGCTATTTTTTGATTGATAACTTCCAGCATATCGCCAGCCTGGTTGATTTCAATGTTAATTTTGAAGTTTTTGCTGTCGCAAAAATCAGCCCATTCTTTAAACTGATCATAGAGCATAAGCTCTTTCTTTACGCCTCTTACCTCATATTCAAAGAGCAACGTATTCACGTTATAAAGTTGGCTTGCCATATGGATCATGTCATAACATGCCCACGCCGGATTATCAGAAGCCTTTTGTTCGTATATCTCTGCATATGGATTCCATACCAGTACATACTCACGGTTTTTTAAGAAGCTTACGGTCGGGCTTCCGCTTATCTGGTCTGTTGCCAGGGCTTTTATTCCAACAAGAGCTATATTAGGATAAGAAAAATCATCATAGACTATAGATGTCACGCC